CGGCGCCCGCCTCGCCGGCGGCCGGGCCTGGCGGGCTCCGGTGGCAGCGGTGGCACGTCCGGGACCTCGGGCACCGGCCCGGAGCCCGGCAAGCGCCGCTCACGGATCTCGTGCGCCGCTGCTAGCAGCTCGTCGAACGCCTCGGAGTCGAGACCTGCGAGCAGCCGCAGCGCCTCACGAGCACGCTGTTCTTGTTCGTAGACGGTGAGGGACGCTAGGTCGTTCCATCCGGGCAGTAGGTACGCTGACGGCACCTCGAACGCCTGGGCGATCGCTTGGATCGTAGTACAGGGGGGATTCGACTTCGTACCGTTGAGCAGGTCGTTGATGACCGGGTGGGAGAGTGCGGGCCCGCCGCCCGGCAGGGCTGTTCGGGAGGCAAGTTCACGCACGGAGGGTGTGTGGCCGGCCCGCACTGCGAGACGGCGCAGCAGTAAGTCGAGCTTCGCCGCGAGGGTGCGCGGAGCGCCCGGCTGGGTGTTGTCCGAAGGCATCAGTGCAACCCGGGCCCCGGATGTCTTGTCATGGCTTGGACCTGCACGGATGCCCCCTTGTTGAATGTTAATGATCGTTGACAACCTGTCATGCCACGATGCAAGCTACCGGAAGGTCGCCGATCATGGGCGGCTCGGGGGTGCCTTGCCGAGGCTGTTGGACCGGCCGTTGTGTCGTGCGTGCATTCCCTGATGCGATCCGTGGCCCTGGGCGGCCGCGAGGGGGATTGGCCTGATGATCGACCGCGCCAGGGTGCTGGCCCGCCTCCAGGAGGCTGAAGCCGCGGGCCGCCAGGGGATCGCTGCAGGCGAAGCGGTCCGGGCTCTGTGTGACATCGCTGTCGTCGAGCTGGCCGCCGTCGAGGCGGAATCCCGTTCGGCCGACTCCTCCCCGCCCGTCTGCTGACGGCGAGTCAGGGCGCCAGGAAGGCGCTCTGACCTGCGAAAACTCCACAATTCAAGCTTGCTCCATCCCCCTTATGCGTATAGAATTAAGTCATAAGGACGGGGGGAAGTCCCCGGAAACCTCTTGGAGTGGAGCCCGAAATGACCGTCAAGACCGAGACCCGCAAGACCGCCACTGCCCGCAAGTCCACCGCCACCCGCAAGGCCCCCACCCGCAAGGCTGCCCCCGCGCCGGCGGCCACCGTCGAGTCGCCGACCCCGGCGGAGTCGGCCGCGGCCCCGGCCCGGACCGAGGCCCTGGAGCAGCAGGTGGAGGCCACCGTCGCCACGGGCAAGGCGGTCGTCGCTCTTCCGCTCGGCGAGGTGCACCGCAACGAGGGCCAGCCCCGCGAGTACTTCGACACGGCCGCCCTGATGGAGCTCGCCGCCTCCATGGCCGAGCGCGGCCAGCTCCAGCCGATCATCGTCCGCAAGGATGACGAGCTCGGCGGCTACGAGATCGTCATGGGCGAGCGCCGCTGGAGGGCCGCCCACATGAACGAGGCCGACACCATCGACGCCGTGATCGTCGACGGACCGTACACCCTGCGCAGCTTCAAGGATGCCGTCGCCGAGAACCTGAACCGCGAGGACATGACCCCGCTGGAGGAGGCCCGCGCGTTCAAGAAGATCCTGACCGAGGAGGAGGGTGCCACCAACGAGTCGGTTGCGGTCGACTTCGGCAAGACCACCCAGTTCGTCAACCTCCGACTGAAGCTGCTCGACCTGATCCCCGAGGTCGCCGAGCAGGTCGACAAGGGCGCGATCGGCACCCAGGCCGCCGTGCAGATTTCCCAGCTCACCCCGGCCAACCAGCGGGCAGTGCTCGCCAAGTGGGCGCGCGGCGAGTTCGCTAGTGAGAACGACCTGCTCCACTTCGCCTTCCAGGTGAAGGAGCAGCAGCAGCAGCCCTTCATCCTGGCGCTGGAGGACCTGACGGAGGAGCAGCGCGCCGAGCGCACGGCCCACAAGAAGGCCACCCGCACCCAGCTCGACCAGATCGAGCGGATGATCACGAAGCTGGACCAGATCGGCAACATGCCGCTGCCGGACCTCGTGATCGCGCTGGAGGGCGAGTTCGGCTCGCGCATGGCGCAGCTGGACCGGGTTTCCAAGGCGGTCTCCAAGGCCATGTTCCAGCTCCGCCAGGGCAAGGCTGCTGCCGAGGCCCACGCCATTGCCATCAACCCCGAGGCGCTCGCGCCACACCTGACGGGCTCCCAGGAGCCCGAGGGCGGCGACCAGTCGGCCGAGCAGAACGCCCCGGCCGCCACCGCCACCGAGACCCTGGCCGCGCCCGACAGCGGACAGGACGCGGACGCGCCGGAGCAGCCTGCGGCCGACCCCGAGCCCGCCAACGACGAGCCCGCCGAGCCGGAGTCCTCCGAGCCCCAGCCCGCCAAGGACGACAGCGCGGAGGGCGAGACCACCCAGGTCGACAACGCCGACACCGAGACGGTCGACCTGGCCGCCTGACCCCCACAACCCACCGAAGGGGCGGCCCACCGGGCCGCCCCTTCCAGCCTCGGAGGAGAACAGCCGTGAAGATCGACCACGAGATCCGGAAAGTCCTGGAACAGGCCGTGAGCCAGGGCACAGAACTGCGCCTGACCGAAGGACTCGACCGCACCCTCTACGGCCGCGTAGACCAGCTGCTCGCCACCGCGGGCGGGCAGTGGAGGCGCGCGCGCAAGGCCCACGTCTTCCCCGGCGACGCGGGGCAGGCCGTCGCCGCTCTGCTCGCCGCGAGGCAGGTGCAGACGGCCCGTGAGCGGACCGTCGAGCGGCAGTTCTTCCCGACCCCGCAGCGCACCGTCGAGCTGCTGGCCGAACTCGCCGAGATCGAGGCCGGCCAGCTGGTGCTGGAGCCCTCCGCCGGGGACGGTGCGATAGCCCGTCATTTCGCGTCCCGCGGCGCCGTGGTGGACTGCGTCGAGTTGGACCCGGGCAGCGCCGACACCATCCGCCACGCCGGCTACGCCCGCACGGTGATCACCGGCGACTTCCTCAACCGCCCCCGCCGTCCCGACTACCACGCCGTTGTGATGAACCCGCCCTTCGCCAAGCGCCAGGACCTCCGGCACGTCGCGCACGCCGAGGGCTTCGTCCGGCCGGGCGGCAAGCTGGTGGCGATCATGTCCGCCGGAATCACCTTCTGGAGTGACCGCACGGCAGTCGAGTTCCGTGAGCACGTGAAGGAGGCTGGCGGTTCCATCGAGCCGCTGCCCGACGACACCTTCCGCGAAGTGGGAGTGACGATGCGGACCGTCGTTGTCGTTATCCCGGCCCGCGCCGCTGCCGTCGTGCCGCAGCCGCGCCCGGCGGCCGGACCCCGCTGGTCGGGACTGACCCCGGCGGACTTCGGCCTTCGGCAGACCCTGAAGCAGGACAGCTTGTTCATCCTGGACGACCAGCCGGACCCGCTCGGCACGCCGCCGCTCGACGGGTTCGGCTTCGGCGCCACCCTGCACGGAAGCCCCAACAAAAAGTAGGCGACAACTTAGCGAAGTGATACGGTCAGGTTGTTGATCAGGGACGCCGCCCCATCCGGCAGCCCTGGTCAACAGCGCCGTGGCAAGCGGCGCCCTCACCAAACGTGCCTGGCGGGCGGCAACCCCCCGCGCCCCACCCGCCAGGCGCCGGCCCCCAGACGGGGCCACCGCAGGGCGCCGCACCACCCACGAAACCGGACCCGCCCCACTCCACTCCTGGGGCGGGTCCTCGCGTACCCGAAGGAACCCGCATGCCAGCCACGTACAACAGCGACGACGCAGTGGACCCTGTCAATCCCCTGGTTTCGTAGAGGCCTTCCTTATGCGGCCAGGTCCTCCTGATGGCGGTTGGCTCGGGCTTCGCTGATGATCCGTTCGAACTCCACCGGGGGTAGCCCGATGGCCGCGCTGTGCCGGCGGCGCGTGTTGTAGAAGTCGGTGATCCAGGTGGCGATCTTCAGCCGGGCCTCAGCGCGGGTGTCGAACCGGTGTCGGTGGATGTACTCGACCTTGATCAGCGAGTTGAACGACTCGGCGGCGGCGTTGTCCAGGGCTGATCCCACGCGCCCCATGGACTGCACGACGCCCAGCCGGTCACACAGGTCGTTGTAGGCCTGACTGGTGTACTCGCTGCCGCGATCGGAATGGAAGATCACGCCGTCCACTGCGCCGCCGCGTGTTGCGGCCGCCATCTTCAACGACGCCGCGACCAGGGCCGCGTCGTGGTGCGCGCCCATCGCGTAGCCGAGCAGGCGACGCGAGAACAGGTCGATGACTGTGGCCAGGTACAACTTCCCCTCACCTGTGTCGATCTCCGTCATGTCGCCGACCCACAGTACGTTCGGCGCGACCGCGTCGAAACGGCGGTGCACCAGGTCAGGGGCGGCTTTGCGCTTGCCCTGGCGGGTCAGTGACCTGCGCCTGGGCGGTTTGCGGCCCTGCAGTCCGAGCTCGGCCATGATCTCGGCGACGGTGTTCACCGAGACCTTCCAATCCTCAGCCCACAGGTCCAGCGTGATCCTCGGCGAGCCGTACGTCCCGCCGGACCGGCGGAAGAAGTACGTGATCCTCTCCTCCAACGTCGCGCGCCTGACCTCGCGGTTCGTTGGTTCGGCGGGTCTTCGGCGCCATTTGTAGAACCACGCCTCGGACACCCCGAGCGCGCGACAGGAGACAGCGTGCGGGATGCCGTGCCCGGTCCTCTGGTCGCTGATCGCCCCGACGAGTGCCGCCGGGTCCGCCACAGCTACTTCACCCAAAGGACCATGCAGCGTTTGAGGACATCGCGCTCCATCTCCAACTCCTTGATGCGCTTGGCCTGTTCGGCTTCCCGACGCCGCAGCCGGGCCAGCTCTTCACGCTCGGACGTCCCGAGCGTGCCGTCGCCGCCGGCCTGCCGCGCCCGCGAGACCCAGGTGGCCAGGGTGGTCTCGTTGATCCCCAGCTCCCGCGCGACCTCTGCGGCCGGCCTGCCGGTCTCAGCAACGATCCGCACAGCCCCCTCACGGAACTCCGCGTCGAACTTCCGCCTCTTCTCAGCCATGACTCCCAACTTCCCCTCCAGTCATGGCCTCTACGTTACGAGGGGAACCTCAACCCCGACCTCTACGCCCAGCTCATGAGCGAGCGATACGGGCCCCTACGCCAAGTCCTCGCCGAACGCAACCGGCCGACGCCGCCGCGCCCCGTCCGACGCAAGCTCACGCCGGCGACGCCGGACCCACACGCCGCCGAGCACCGCGCCGAACTCCTCGAAGCCCTCAACACCCGCCCCCAGCACCACCCGGAGACCGCAGCATGAGCAACACCGACAACAACCAGGCCGACCGCACCCCGCCGGTCCCCGGCGCGATCTGGTGCAAGTCGTGCGACTCCTGGTGCTTCCCGAACGGACTGTGCCGATGCAACAACCGGTGACCGAAGATCAGGTCTACGAGTCCTGCCACCCCATGGACGAGGGCCGCCAGATCCGCATCGTCAGCGTCGGCCCCCACCGAGCCGAAGTCGAGACCGTCAACGGGGTACGGCACGAGCGGACGACCCCGGCGAACCGGCTACAGTCTCGCCCAGCCGCCAGAGGAGGAGCGCCGCGTGCAGCGAGCAACGGCCAGCAACATCACGGACATCCAGCTCGACGACCTCTACGACCGGCTCGAACTCGCCGCAGAACTTGCCGAAGACGGATGCTGCACCTCCGAGGAACGCGCGGACCGCATCCGACGCCTCTGCTCCGGAGAGATCACCCCTCAACAGGCCCGAGACGAAGACGCGAACGAGTGACTGCTGCGCCCGGCCCACCGGCCGAGCGAAGCAGACGTTTCAGCTGATCGCCTAGGGTTGTGTAGCCACGGGGCGCGGGGACCGCCACCGCACCCAGAGGACCATCCCGTGCCGCCTGACCCCACCCCAGCGCCCACAACCTCGGCCTACGACACCGCCGTCCTCGCAGACGCACCCGCCCTGTACCTCCCCCTGGGCGGCACCGAGACGGACCTGAACGCCGTCGGATACCAGCTCGCGACCTACCGCAACTCACCCGGCTCCGCGAGCCTGCCCAACGGAGACGCCGCCTCCCTCTTCGACGGAACCTCCCAGTACGTCGAAGTCCCCGACCAGGAGCAGCTGTCCGCCGTCACCGCAGGACAGCTCACCGTAGAGGCATGGATCCGCCCCGACAGCACCGTCTTCCCGAGGACCGAGGGCACCGGATACGTCCATTGGCTCGGCAAGCTCACCTACGGCCCCACCGGCGGCTGCGAGTGGGCCGCCCGGATCTACTCCCAGGGCAACACCGAAGGACGCGCCAACCGAATCTCCGGCTATGCCTTCAACGCCGGCGGCGGCCTCGGATCGGGCTCCTACTTCCAGGACCCCGTAGTGCCTGGCCAGTGGATCCACTACACCCTCGTCATCAACTCGGGCTACCGCAGCACCCCTTACCCAGCGGGCTACGTGAAGGTGTACAAGGACGGCGTACTCCGCGACCAGGACAGCCTCGCGGACTACGGCATCATCCCCACCCGAACCCCAGCCCCAGTCCGCATCGGCAGCGCATCGCTGCGGTCCTACTTCCTCGGCGCCATCGGCAAGGTGGCCATCTACCCGAGGGAACTGACCGCCACCCAGATCGCGGCACACCACCAGGTCATGACCACGTAGTCCGCGCGATGGCGCCCCGACCGGCTCGGGCCGCCATCGTCTAGGGTTGACCACCAGTAGGGCGCGGGGAAACGGCCTACCTGAGGGACGACATGACTCCATCGCCCGCCCGCATCCCCGAACCGCTTCTGCCGCTCGCGGTGCCGGTCGGGGACCTTACGCCGTACCGCCGCAACCCGCGTACCGGCGACCTCGCAGCCATCCGCGACTCCCTCACCGTCAACGGCCAGTACCGAGCCATCGTCGTCAACCGCGGCACACTCACCGGCCGCCCGAACGAGATCCTCGCTGGCAACCACACCTTCAAGGCCGCGCTCGATCTCGGCTGGGAGCAGATCGCCGCCACCTGGATCGACGTGGACGACGAGGCCGCCGCCCGCATAGTCATCGTCGACAACCGCACCTCGGACCTCGCCGGGTACGACACCGCGCTCCTCGCCGACATCCTCGGCGAGCTCCCCGACCTCGACGGCACCGGCTACGACCAGGACGCCCTGGACTCGCTCCTGGACGACGTCGAGCTACCCGGCCTGCTCGACCTGACTAGCGACGGAGCCGGAACCGGCGAGAAGGCCACCGTGGACTACCTCCAGTGGGGCTACCTCCAGTGGTCCTCCACCCGCGTACGGATCACCGCCGAGGAAGTCCAGGCCCTCTCCGCGCTCCACGACAAGTTCATCGAGGACACCAACGGCGACCTCGGCTTCGGCTGGCACCTGCTCCAGCACGCCCACAAGCAGGCTGATGCCGGATGAGCGCGATCCCCACCACCACGTTCCACGAGGCGTACCCGCTCGCGGACCTGCGCCCCGCCGACTACAACCCCCGCCGACTCAGCCCCGAGGCATTCGAGCGGCTCAAGACCAGCATCAGCCGCCACGGCATCGTCAAGCCCGTCATCCTCAACGCCAACGGGACGCTGGTCGCAGGCCACCAGCGAACCAAGGGCATGACCGCCCTCGGCATCACCCACACCCCTGCCGTCATGCTCGGCACGACCGTCCGGCTCCAGGACGAGATCCGCTTCAACTTGCTCCACAACAAGGTCGAGACCGAGGCGTCGATCGTGCACGCTGAGCCCGGCGACATGGGCAGCTGGTCGTGGGTGCCCTGGCAGTCCATCCAGGTCGACGACCAGAAGAACGCCGCCTTCGTCAACGCCATCGGCCAGATGTGTGCCGGCCACGGCCCTTGGGGCTCCGTCGTGATGGACGACCAGGGCCGAGTCATCCTCAACGCCGAGTACGCCGTCGTCGCCGCCGCGCACCGCTTCGACCTGCTCGCCTGGACCGTCCCCTCGCCAGAGGCCGCCCAGCTCCACGCCGACCTCACCGGCGAGTACGGCGTCTACGACTGGACCGCCATTGAAGGCCAGGCCCCGGTCTGGAACCAGCACATCGTCCAGCCCAAGCGGCTCAGGGTCCGTACGTCCAAGGCCAAGGCCGGACTGACGTACGGCTCCGAGACCTGGGAGAAGCTCGTCCTGCCGTGGCTCAAGCCGGAGCAGCGCGTCATCGACTTCGGGGCCGGCCACGGCGACTACGCCAAGATGCTGCGCGGCAAGGGCTACTCGGTCCTCGACTACGAGCCCTACCGCACCGCGCCCGGCAAGTACGCGGTCGACATCCGGTCCGTCGTCAGCATGATCCGCGCAGTCCACAAGGAGCTGCGCAGCGGCGGCCTGTTCGACGTCGTGGTCCTCGACTCCGTCATCAACGCCACCACGACCACCGACTACCAGCACTGGGTCCTCGCCACGGTCAACGCCCTGTGCTCGGCCGAGGGGACCGTGTGCATCGGCACCCGCAGCCTCGCCAAGGAAACCCGGATGGAGAACGCCAACCGGGCGACCACCGGCGGCGCGGTCAACATGTCCTTCCTCGACGACAACAACGTGGAGATGAACTTCGTCCAGGGGAAGTGGCAGAAGCTCCGCTTCCACACCCCGGAGACCCTGGAAGCCCTGCTGACGCCCTACTTCGAGCACGTGAAGATCAGCGACGTGGCCGACTCCAACCTCAAGGCCGTCTGCAAGGGCCCCCGCGCCCTCCCGGAAACCGACTACAGGAAGGCATTTGAAGAGGAATTCAACATGCCCTATCCGAACGACTTCCGACACGGCAAGCATTCAGAATTGGTGGAATTCTTGATAAAATTGGTAAAGGAGAGAAATTCTCTCGAATCAGCCAATTAAGAAATGGGGCGGTCGTGGAAGACCGAATCAAAGTAGAAATACGAGCACGCGAGGACTACGGCATCATGTGGCTCGCCGGCATCCGCAACATCGCGCTCGACCAGCACTGCCTACGGTCCTTCGGCCGACCCGACCGCCCCACCGTCCACCCCCACACCAAACTCCAGACCGTCCACCTGTCCACCGCCAACCCGCCGCTCGCCTGGTACCTCTGCGCGCTCCCACAGCCATGGAACTGGGCAGCCAACGCACACCTCGCCTTCGAGCCCGCACCCGGCTACCACTGGGAAGGCCCCGCCCTCGTCCCCGGCCTCGAAGTCCGCCTCGTCGGAGCCCGTCCGATCACCGGCTGGGGCCCGCACAACATCCCTTCCGCCGAGCCCCGGCGCACCCTCCGCCGGTACAGCACCTGCCGCAACTGGCAGTTCGCATGGTGGCTCCGCCAGAACCGCCAGGCTTCGGACGCCCCGCCGACTCCGCCACCCTACGAAGCAGGTTCCGGGCAGATGACCTTGCTCTAACCGCCCCAGCCGATCAGAGAGTTGCAAGCGGCGAGAGCCGGTGTCGCCAGTCGGCGCCAGCTCTCGCCGCTTGCGGCTGCAACGAGCAGAGGGGCGCGGAAAGCCTGGGTGTGATCGGGAGGTCAGGAGTCCATCTCTTTGCGAATCACGGCCAGGAGCTTCCTGTATGTTTCCCGCAGTTTGCCAGACATCGCCGCAAGAGCCATTCGCTGTTGAATGCTTTCTTGGTTGTCAACTATGCCTTGATTGCGAATTGCTTGAAGATGCAGCCTTGTCGTGAAGAGAGATCGACTAAACTCCTCGGCGGTCTTTGAAAAGACGTTGGCGCAGTCGAATACCTTTTTGGTTGCGACGACCCGCATCTGACTCATCAAGCGGTCTAGCTCGCCGCTCTCCAGCTCTTCTAAATCTGCGAGTGGGATGGACGACCACTCTGCCGCGTTGTCGGTGAAGTGGGCAAAAGCCCTAAGCAGATCGGCATAGACGACAAGGCGCTGAGCCAAGAGTTGCTCTGCGTGCACGCTCTTGCGACGCATCCGCTCGCTTACGAGCGGGGCTGCGAAGGTGCCGGCGATGCCCGCAATGGCCACCCATGCGGTTGCGTCCAAGGCTCTCCTCCATAGGTCACCTTGTCGATCCGTACACCCAGGGATCTTCCGATTGCTCCGATGAGGATCGATCGTCACTCCATGCATCCACGCTGCGGCTATCCCTGTTCGGCGGCAACCGCAGAACCCCTCCCAGTTCGTGCCTGGGTTCAGCCTGCGGCATCCGAAGTAAGGGATCATGGGCCATGGCGCGGGGGCGCACCGGACGGAGGACCCGCGCCATGGCCCGCCCCACCAGGGCGCAGCGTGCTGCCATCGCACAGCGCCGCGCTGACGCCATCGAACTCCAGCTGGCAGGGGTCGACTGGCTCACCATCGGCCGCAAGCTGGCCGCTGACCCGAGGATCAACTCCGACCGGATCGCCTATCCCCAGGGCTACGGGGCCGACCTCTACGCCAAGGACAAGGAGCCGCCGGACGACGCCGCCCTGATCCGCTACGCCTGCAAGGACGTTCAGCTGTCCCTGAAGGAGCGGCACACCGAGCTTGGCGTCTCTGTCGACGAACTTCGCGCCCTCCACCACATGCGCTTGGAGCGCCTGTTCTTCGTCGCCTTCCGACGCGCCGTCAAGGACGGTGACCTGCCCGCCATCGACCGAGCCGTGCGCATCCTGGAGCGCGATGCCCGCCTGCTCGGCATCGACGAGCCCACCCGGACCGAGCTGTCCGGCCCGGACGAGGGCCCGATCACAGTGGAGACCGTCACCGCCGCCGAGCTGGCGCAGCTCATCGCCGTCACCGAGGGCGAGGCCAGCTGATGCCGGCCACGGCCGAACTCCTCGACCAGTACCGCACCTTGCCCGCCGCTCGCCGCCGCGCCATCGCGGCCAAGGCGTCACCGCAGCTTCGCGCCGAGCTGGCCCAGGTCGAGAAGGACATGGCGATGCGTCGCTCGCCCGGCTCGCTCGCCTCCGTCCTCACTGCCGGACGAGAGATGCAGGCCGAGCACCTGGCGCTCATCGACCAGGCGTTCCAGCGCATCGCCGCGGGTGAGTCCATCCGGCTGCTCCTCACCATGCCGCCCCGCCACGGCAAGAGTCGGCGCGCGGCGCGGTGGGCGCCGCTCTGGTACCTGCTCCAGCAGCCGGACCACCGCGTGATGATCGCTTCCTACTCGGCTGAACTGGCCGACGACCACGGCCGGTGGATCAGGGACGCCATCACCACGTGGGGCGAGCAGATCGGCATCGCACTCCACCCCGGCAGCAAGGCGGCGAACCGCTTCGACATCCTCGGCCACGAGGGCGGTCTCGTCTGCGCCGGCGTCGGCGGCGGCCTGACCGGCAAGGGCGCGCACCTCGCCGTGGTGGACGACCCGATCAAGGACGACGCGGAGGCGCAGTCGCCCACCATGCGGAAACGGCTCTGGGAGTGGTGGCAGTCCGTTCTCCTCACCCGCATCGAGCCGGGCGGCAGCGTGATCGTCATCCAGACGCGCTGGAGCGAGGATGACCTCGCCGGGCGCATCCTCGCGAGCGAGACCGCCGAGGACTGGATCATCATCGACCTGCCCGCCATCGCGGACACCCCGGACGACGCGCTTGGCCGTCAGGTCGGCGAACCCCTGTGGCCCGCCCGGTACGGAGCGAAGGCCCTCGCGAAGATCCGTCGCGCCGTTGGTGAGCGCGTCTGGTGGTCCCTGTACCAGCAGAAGCCGAGGCCGCAGGAAGGCGGAGTCTGGCAGCGCGCCTGGATCGACCAGCACCGAATAACCGCCGTCACGTTCGCCGGCCTCGACATGGCCCGCGTCGTCGTCGCCGTCGACCCCGCCGGCGGCGAAAGCCTGGTTGGCGACGAGACCGGCGTCATCGGCATGGCCCTCGGCTTCGACGACCACCTCTACGTCCTGGACGACCGTTCCGCGAACATGGGCGCCAACGACTGGGGCATCACCGCGTGCCGACTGGCGATGGAACTCAAGGCCGACGCGATCGTGGTCGAGTCCAACTACGGCGGCGACATGGCACGCCAGGTCGTCACCCAGGCATGGGACCAGCTCGCCCGTGACGGAGAGACGCGCGGCCTTCTGATGCCGATGATCCTCGAAGTCACCGCCAAGGTCGGCAAGAGGTTGCGCGCCGAGCCGATCGCCCAGCTGTACGAGCAGGGTCGGGTCCACCACGTCGGCCACTACCCGCAGCTGGAGGGGCAGATGGTCACCTGGGTTGCGGGCATGGACTCGCCCGACCGCATGGACGCGGCCGTGCACGGCCTGACCGAACTGGCCGACCCCGACCAGCTCGCCATGCTCCCGAAGGGCATGGACGACGGCCGGCTCGACGGGCGCCGATAACCCCCCGTAATCGCCACAATAGGCTTATCGCCAACAGGGCCTGCTGTTGGCGATTACCGTGGTCTGCCCCTTGCCCCGCTGGTAGGTTCGCGATCATGAAGCTGAAGGGGGCGCGGCTGATTGCCGTGGAGCTGGCGTGCGTTGCCGTGGTGGCCGGGGGGATCGCTGCGGTAGCGGCATCGGGGGAGACGTCGAAGCCGACGGAGCCGAAGGTCGGCAGCCCGGAGTGGACGCAGCAGTACGAGGCGAAGCAGAAGCGATCGTTCGCCGCGGGCCGGTACGCCCAGGCCCTGATCGTCGGGCGCGGACAGGAGCGGTCCCAGGTCCTGTGCGCCGTCGAGTGGAGCAAGCTCGGGCTGGAGCGTCAGGCCGAACTGGACGAGAACGCCTTCGGCGCTGGTTGCGAATTCCAGGACGTCACGACCGAGCGGGCTGGTTGAGCCGTAGTTCGATATCCGGAATGGCACCGGCCCAGAGCTGCAACCACCGCTGGAGGGCAGGTTTGGCCTTGTCGCGGATCGCATGCAGGGTCTCCAGGAGGAGGCTCGCGCAGCGGTCTGCCAGCTCCACGGTGTAGGTCGCAATCTCCTTCGAGGAGTTGACGCCAGATGGATGCTCGTGCGGCTCGCTTGGCGTCTCGCCGAAGTGCACCGTGGCGTTCCGCAAGCCGATCACATCGCCCCACCGACTCGCCAGGTTCTCCACGTCGGGGCCGGGGAGAGTCACGGACCGCTTAAGCACCTCACGCACCCTTGAGACAGCCTTCGTACGGTTCCCCAACGCCGCCTCCCACTTCGCGGCCTCCGTCGGCATCGTCTCCCTCGCCAGCGCCACAGACAGTGACTCCATCGCGAAGGCCGCTGCACACATGGAAGTCATGGCGTTGGCCATCTCGTTATTGAGTTCGCCGCGCGTTCGGCTTTCTGCGGCGCGCGCGCGAGCGTCAGCAGCGGCGTTCGCCCAGGCGATCCAGATGCCCGTGGTGATCTCGACGCTGGCCTCATCGGTTGCTGTGGCAGTGTCCGCCGCGGTGATGTCGTTTGGTTGATCATCCATCGCTGCGCGCTCCCATCCATGCCAAGCGGCACTTCTTCCGACGGTACGGCTGATCTACTCCCACTGCCTGCGGCGTACGCTGATCAGTGGCGTGGGGCCTTGATGCTCGGAGGGGCACCGTGGGCCTTCGCGATCTCGTCATCGACGCCTGGAGCTGGCTGAACTACAAGCCGGTAATGGCTAACCCGATCCGCCGGGGCTCCGGCCCGTTCGGCGAACTGGCGGCCGGGTGGGTGCCGCCCGAAGACCTTCGCCGCCTCCAGGCGTACAAGCTGCTCGCCGCGTACGACAACAACCAGGCCGGGCAGCTCGCCGCTGTCGCCGGTGACGAGGCCGGCCTTGAACGGCGGGAGCTCGGCGACGCGTCGAAGCTGATCGACACCGCGCTCGGCTACATGCTCGGCAGCGAGCAGACCATCGTGGTGCCCGGAGCGGAGCACCAGGGCAGCCAGGACAAGCCGACCGGTGCGGCTCAGGCCCTCGCGGTGCAGGGTCGGCTTCGCGAGTGGGGGGAGAAGGAGCTCCTGCCGCTGCGCATCCAGCAGTGCGAGCGGGCCGCCGTACGGTGCGGAGACGCGGTGTACACGCTCGCGTGGGAGCCGGCCAAGGGCCGCCCGGCGCTGCGCACGATCGACGCGGGTTTCTACTTCCCGGAGTGGACAGACGACGAGGTGGACGCGGCCGAGTACCCGGCCCGGGTGCACTTCGCGTGGGAGCTACCTGCCGACGAGCGGCGCGGCCTCAAGGCGAGGCTGCGCCGGATCACCTACGAGCTGGGGCCGATCGGCCCGGCGACGAAGCCCGGCCGCTCCAAGGACGGCCTCCCCCTTCGGGAGTGGGCCTACAGCGACGCCGGGGAAGCGGTGCTGATCGTCGGCGACCAGGTCGACGCTGACACCGGCCGCATCACCCGCACCTACCCGTGGGCGCCGGGCCGACCGTCCGGGGTCACCTGCTACCTCACCGACGCGGAATGGCTCCTGGAGGACCTGAAGGCAGGCGAGGACGTCTACAACCTGCCGAGCGAGAAGGCCGCCTACCGGATGCGCTCGGACGGCGAGGTCCTCCAGGCACTCGACCTGATGATCGACTTCCTGCCGGTCGTCCACGTCACCAACACGATCCCCGATGCAGGCGAGCACTGGGGACAGCCGTCCATCGCCAAGGTCATGCAGGTCCTCGACGAGCTGGCCGCCACCGACTCCGACTCGGCCGCCGCCTCGGCGACCACCGGCACTCCGATCATCGGCCTGTCCGGCGTCCGGCTGCCCAAGGACAGGACGACCGGCGCCACGCTCCCGCTCCAGGTCCGCGCCGGCACCGTCTGGTCGCTGTCCGAAGGCGGCTCCATGGACACCCTCGACACATCCGCGCAGCTGGCCGAGCTACGCGCACGCGTCGACCATCTCCTTGACCGGGTGGCGGGCAACAGCCGCCTCACCTCGTCCGGGCTCGGCACCCTCGACCCGTCCGCCGTGCCCTCCGGCTACGCCCTACAGCTGGCGCTGGGCCCGCTGGACGCACTGGTCTCCGCGATGCGGCTCGCACGTGCCCACAAGTACGCGCTGCTGTTCAAGATGGTGTGCCGCCTGCACCAGGCCGGACAGGCCGAAGGCTGGCCCGCAGGGGAGACGCTGCCAGCGAAGCTGGTGTGGGGGCCGCACACGCCGACCGACCGCGCCGCGGTCCTGGACGAGGTCACCAAGGGCTTCCAGGCCGGGGTGCTCAGTCTGGAGACTTCCGTGCGGATGCTCGCCGACGCCGGGTACCCGATCGAGGACGCCACTCAGGAGGTCAAGCGCATCCAGGCCCGCGCCTTCGTTGCTGCCGTCGCGCTCGCCGACGCGACCGCCGACAACGGCGCCGTCCGGGAGTACCTCGGATTGCCCAAGGCGAGCCCGGAGATTCCGAAGGTGCCGATGCCTGCGCCGGCCAATCCGCCGAGGCCCTCACCGGCCAATCCGCCGGTCCCTACACCGGCGAGTTGGTAGAGCGCCCTTCCAGCTCAGCTGGCCCGGACAGCGGCGTCGCAGGTCAAGCAGATGTGACCAGCCCAGCGGGGCGGGTACCACCGCGATCCGGGCCGGTCGGGAGACCATGGCTCGGTGAGCATGCCGGTCGTGTCGAGGCCACACAGGGTGGTCGGGCCGGGATCGTTCAGCACGTCAGGGTCACTCGGGGCCGCGTGAACCTGACGGACTCCGCCGACGTCGTCCAGCTGCTCGCCGGAGCCGACGGCGTGCGCCGCGAGCGATTCGTCCAGCTCCAGAACCACCACGATGCTCATCACCTCAGCGTGCGGCTGCTGGTAGGTGGGCGCATCCCGAAATCCTGGGGGCACTCGAACAGCTGGGTACACTGATCACCGGCGCGGGGGCGCTGCTCCGGAGGAATCCGTATGACCGCCGTTCCCCAGCCGCCCCTGCCTGCGGCCGATCCGTCGCTGCCGCCTGCGCCGCCGGTCTCAGACCCCGGCAGCGCCCTGATCACCCAGGACACCCTGACTCGCCTGCTGGCCCGCGAGAAGTCGCAGGGCGAGCGGGCCGCCGTGAAGAAGCTCGTCGACACTCTTGGGTTCGCCGATGCAGCCGCCCTGGGTGCCTGGGTCGAGGCGCAGCGAACGGCGGAGCAGGCCGCGCTGAGCGAGGTCCAGCGGCGCGAGCAGGCCGCCGAGCAGCGCGAGCAGGCCGCTCAGCAGCGGGAGCAGGCGGCCGAGGCGCGGCTTCGAGCGGCCGTGCGCCAGACGGCACTGGCTCGCCTCGGCGCTTCAGGTGACGGCCTCACCGACGCCGAACGACTCCTCGACGTGCCGGACGACGCTGACGACCAGGCCGTGAAGGACGCGGCCGCCGCGCTCAAGGCGCGCCGTCCGGAGCTGTTCGGCCCGGCCGCACCGGTAGCGGCGCCTCCGGCCCCTGGCGGTTCGCCCGCTGGTGGCCCGCCGCC